AGCTTTAGACAAATCAGGGGTGGTTTGTAAATAATTTGTCTTACTGATATCTGGAGGAGCATCAGCAGCTCTTCCTAGCGAAGTGAAATAGGAATCTGTCATGATATTTTCTCCATGTTTACATCAATTTTATCGTAGTAAATACCAAGTAAACCACTAGGTAAAATGTCTACAGCCATAGGATCTATCTTAGCTACTTCTTGTGCAATAGCTCCTCTATATCTAGAGTATTCATTAGTCTTATAATTCCATTCATAAATAGTATGTCCTTTAGGAGACTTACCTACTTCTTTAATATTTTCTTTTAACCTTTTATCAGAAGGGAAAGCAAAAGCCATAGAAGCAAACTGCATGCCTAAAGCTATACTATTCATCATTTGTCCGAAGCCGTCTTTAGGAGGCATCATGACTGGAGCACCAAACTCAGGTCTTACACCTAATCTTTCTCTATTCTTAGCAACATAGTTTTGGTGTTGTCTAGTTATACCTTGATTCATTATATCCATATTTCTACCAAATGTTGTATTGATAGAACTTTCTATCTGACCTTGTTTATTTAATATATCTCTATACTTACCAGACATATATCTGGAAGCTCTAGATACTCCACGTTTTAAATCGTATTTAGTTAATGCAGCTCTCTTTTTATGGAGTTGTTCATTAGCTTTTCTACCTTTACCTAAAGCCCATAAAGCTTTAGAGTAAGCGTCACTTCTGGCTCTACTTAAACCTGTAGTTAAAGCACCAGAGCGTTGTTTAGCAGCAGCTTCTCTGTTCCAATATTTAAGAGAAGCTGAGTGGTATTGTTGTAATTTTTTCTTATGTTCTTGTCTGGCTTGTTCTCTTACACCAGCATTGGGATCAGGAGCGCACACGGCAAAACTCTATAAAGGACAATTGTTTCGGGCCATGATAAATTTCTCTTAAAAATTTAAAGCCCAAAAATTTGAGTAGTTTTAAATGAACAATATTACGTTTATCAACGATGTTCCATAACAGCGGTTCTTCTCTACTCTCAATGAATCGCTTTGCTTCTCTTGCGAAGGTAATGGGATACTCATGTATTGCAGGTGTGCATAGCATCCAGACTTCTCCATTAGGACCAACTCCAGCCATACCAGCAGTCTTGCCGTTAGGCACTTCAAACCATACACAGGAGCACCTGTGAACAGCCAAAGTGAGTTCTTCCATAGGATCTATCCCATGTCCTTCTTCGACCTCTCTACGGTCTTCTGGAAGTAAGTTAGAGGCTACTTCAATAGCAGCCTCAATTGTTGCAGGGTGAATATATTTAGACACGGCGGTAGTGCATAGGAGACCAGTCACCTTCCCAAGACATAGCTCTTAGGGTAGCAGGTGCTGGGTGGGAGGATTTTAATAGTACGCTTACGTTTGTATTTCTTTCATACACTGGTATCTCTTTAATTTTTTCTGATAAATATGGAGCATCTGAAACATCATACTCATCTAAATCAGCAGATTCATATACTTCAGTATAGTCAGTCTTACCTACTCTAGTCAGTGTAGTTTCATAAAGACCTATCTTACCAAAGTTTAACTTCATTCTGTGTACAGTAAGTTTAGAGTTAACATCTGATTGTACTGATTCTCCTTCTGATTTCTGTAAATAGAATCTAGGGAACTGTACATTATATTCATATAGATAACCTATATAGTGTGTACCAGTAGACCAATCTCCAGGTACTGTAAAGTCATCACTATTTATAACAGTACATTCAGTATATCTACCTACTCTAGTAGCACCGGAATCTATATCAACTAGTACAAGAGTACCATTAGGTGAGGTTACTTGATCTATCCAATCTGATTGGTTAGTAAATGTAGTTACTTTAGTAGTAGCATTATAAGACCCATTACCTACAGTAGTCCAGTTATCTAGATGTATTAGATACTCAACACTATCTTGAGTAATACTAGGGTCTCCAGTTTCTTGTGTTAGATTAATACTTTGTAAGAAGTTATCTGTATCTAAGAAGTAATACTGATCGTTAATAATGAAATGATATTTAAGTGGGTTATTATGTTTCCATTTAAACCAAGCAGCTTGTAAAGATTTTTCTCCCTGCCTTAAATATTTAAACCCTATCACTTCATCTGAATTAGTCTTACCAAATAATACTATATTATTCTCTCTAGAGTTTGTTAGTAAATCAATATCTTTAGGTATAAGTGTAGGTACCAGTTCAGAAGAATTAACTACAACTGCTTCTTGTTCTCTAGCTAGCTGTGCCATCTCCATAAATCTAGTATGTTTATTAGAGTTATCTATATACCCAACAGTATTACCTAATGATATAGGAGGTACTACTTCATTATAATTATATCTAGATATTGATCTTAACTTAGCTGTATCTGGATTCATTATCTCAGCATCTGAAGAGAATATGTATTGCTCATTAGTACTGAAACATAGTAATCCAGCTGGTATTTCTATAGCATCATATAAGGCAGATGGAAATGTAGAAGAACATGAAATATCTATAGGGTCTATACCTGATACTGTGAGAGCTGTATCAGACCAGAAGTTCGGTGTTGTTAAATTTCCAGGTCTAGCTGTTATCAAATTCTCACCAGATAAGAATGTTAATCTATTACGAAAAAAGCATACTCTATTTATTTTAGAATTCCCATCAGCAAAAGAAGGTATAGGATTAGTCTCATCATCTCCTACCTCACGATCAGCCCATGTATATCTCTTAACTAAGAAATCTCCATCAGCTTGTCGTTGAAGTATATGAGGCATAGTATTAGGATTAAAACTTTTAACTATACCTGGAGCTGCACACTCTACCCACGAACCAGGGCCATCTAAATTATTTTCACCTTTAAATTTTAAGTAGTAATCATCTTCAGCAGACATTCTACTATTAGCTACTTTAACAATAGCACCATGTTTACATTGAATAGGTAAAGCAGTTACATCATTTATTTCAGAACTCATGACTCTCATAAGATCTTGATCTACTGCTTCAACAGTAAAAGCACTACTAGCTGTTAAATAAATACCATTACCTATAACTTGACGGGTAAAAAAGTTAGGTAATTCAGCATCAATGCTTCCTAATATTGTATCAACAGTAACAGTTGTATCTGCATCAAATGGTGTAGGAGCTGGTCTTATTATACCATCTCCACCTGAAGATACTTGACCTTGAATATTTGTTTCTTCATGGTCTTCTACTACTACAGTATAGTTATAAGATGTTTTAGCTTGATCTAGAGTTACTGTAGCAGTATCTCCTGTATCCCAACCTTCTCCACCATGTAATAAAGATATGTTTCTATTATAAGAACAACTATAAGTACTAGCTGGTACTGTGTCATCATAACCATTTATCTGCCCTTGTTGACCATGTGTAGTAATACGAAATACAAGATTCTTTTGAGATCCAGAATTAACACTGAATACTTGAGTACCTATACCTGGACATGTACCAGTACCAGCAGCTTCATCTAAAGTATCAGATTGTATTTTTATTCTAGTAGCTCTCTTTAAAGTAGTTGCATTACTATTAGTCTTTGCATTTAAACCATATTGTCTACCGTTCTCTGTTCTTAATAATTCTACATAAGCAAAATGTGTATGTGGTCTAGCATCTGTAGTACCTGTAGTAAGTACAGTTGTATCTCTATTATTTAAAAATGTAGTATCATTAATAGTTAATGCTTGTACATCTTCTGTATTACTAGCTGATAAATAATTAGTAATGTTAACATGATCAGTATTACCTCCACCATATGCACTGTTATCTGTATGATACCATACATTTTTTTCAGTACCATCATTGCAGCTCCAGATTCTTACTTTACCATCAGCTGCAACTTGTCCTATGTAAGATCCTTCTGTTTCATCTCTATAATAATGAAACCAAGACCCACCACTTTGTACGTTAGTGAGTGGTGCATCATGGTTTGCTTGCCCTTCAGCTGGTGATATTCGTTTTGATCCAGGTCTTTTGTATAACCCATTTATTATATCTGGTATAGCATTCTGTACACTCTTAACCTGCCCTGGATACTTTAATTGATCAGGTTGTTCAGAGATGCCACCAATATAACTAGGTATAGTTTGTGTAATACCTGCCATTATCTTCTAAGATTTTTCCAAGGTTCATATGCTGTATAAACAGAATCTTCTGGTAGACCAAACATATTATGATTACCTTGATTACATTCATACTCTTGGCAAGATGCTCTTGCTTGTTGTTCTTGTAGTTGTAATAGTTGTACTAGTTGTGCATTAGCTACAAGCTGTGTAGCTGCCATACGGCTAGCTCTATATATTATATACCTTTGGAATACAGAAGGTAAGTCTTCAAAAGCTATTAGTTTAACTATATCTAATTTAATTGTAGTGTGATCTGAGAAGTCATCAGTATGATTATACTTATCATATAGATAACCACTCCTCTTTACTACATCATGAGTTCTATCTACCCAGCCATCTGTTGTATCCATTTTTAATACATCACCACCAATAGCTATTTTACCATTAGCATCAGGTGTGTACTCTACATGTCTTTCTGTGTTGAAGTGCCAGCCTTCATTCTGTAAATCAACATTAGAATCTCTTAGTAAATTATATATAAATCCTACTTCTGGATTTTCTTTTACTATTGAAGTGACTGGTGACTGACTGATAGCTCCCAGTATTGAGTTAAC